TCACGCATCTCACGATACTTGCGTATAGCTTTCTTACCTCGAAGTTCAGGGAGGAACTCATCAGCGCGGATTTGACCGTTGTATGTGTTATCACCAGCTACACCTAATGTAGATTTAGCTTTTGATTCTGAGAGTTTCTTTACCATGACAATAATACTTCTATAGTTAACGTGAAAGTCCCTTAACACTAGAATAAGCGAGGGTCAGTTTTGGTTTTGTGTATCCGTTGAGTGAGAGGTCAGTAATTGCCCATACTAGAGCATCTAATCTATCTGGGGAGCCAATCGACCCTAATGGTTCCCATGTTCGCATTTGTATTTCTAATTCGTTAAGTGAAGCGTCATCTTTAGGGTTTGCAACATGCTTGACCAATCCACGCTCGTAGAGTGCAGATATTGGTTCAGCTCTAGCAAATTTACCTCTAGATGCACGTACAGCTTTGTAAGGTACTGTGTCATCTTCACCATGTATAGTTGTTTTAACCATATCACCACCTTGATTTACCTCGGCGACAATACGATCAGCTTCGTGATGATAGTATAATTCTATTGCTTTAGAAGCCCAACCTTGAGGAGACAGTCTGTCAGTGTAATCGCCTAATACATAAGCTATACCATTAACATCTATACCTGCTACAACAATACCTGTCATATCACTCTCAGCATTAGAGGTGACAGCAGGGTCTAGGGCGACAACAATACGGGAAAGGTCTGGCACGTCATCTAACTTAACAGATGCTTCGTCCAGCATGGCAGTTGTCCATAAAGCACCTTGTGCTTCCTCTAAGACTTCTGCGTAAAGCTCTTGCTTACCTAGTCTAGTACCTTCATACTGTTCTTTAACAGCAGTTAGATATGTCTTAGCTAAGTTAGCAGAGTTATCAAAAGTAGACCCTGTAGTAATAGTAGTCTTAGGGTCTTTAAGTATCTGGCGTATCAGTTTAGTTGGCTTCGGGGTGGTAGTCACCATGATACGAGGGTGCTTACCTAGACGCATACAAAACTGTAGCATCTGCCAAGTGTCTATGTCTTTATTCCAAGCGGCTGTCTCGTCACACCAAGCTAATTCAAACTGTGGACCACGAAGACGCTCTGGCTCTTCTGCGGAGAAGAACTGTACTTGCGCTCCATTCTCCCATGTGAGTGTTCTCTTTGTTGGCGACCATTCAGGAAAGCCCATCTTCTTACCAGCATAGGTTTTATCACCCTTCCAGCATACCGATAGAAAACCACTCTCTCCCTTAACCATAACTCGTTCTATATCTGAGTTAGTAGAAGCTACTGCGGCTATACGTTTAACGCCACTCTTAACTTGCTCTCTTACCCACTCTACTCCAGAACGTGTCTTACCAAAACCTCGACCAGCATTGATAAACCAAGTATTCCAATCGTCTCCTTTAGGAGCTAACTGATTATCTCTAGCCCAGAAGTTCCAGTCATGCTTAAGCTCTTCAACTTTACGTGGTCCTAATGCCTCAAACAACTCATTGACTTTGGACTTAGGTAGCTCACGTAGTGTATCAGCCGTTATCTGTCTCTTCATCGGGTTCATTCTTTCCTAGTAGCGACATCAAACTGTCTATAGCACTCTCATCTAAGTCGGGGTCAACTTCTTGATCTACTTCATTCACTGTAGAGTTAGGCGACCAACCACCTTTAGATCTTAGGAAGAACTCAGCGGCCTTAAAGTCACCACCTCTAGCGGCATTAACAACTACGTTACCTATCTCACCAACTATGTCAGCTTTAGTCTCAGCTATTAGATTACCATATAGCTTGTAAAAAGTGGCTGTACTAGCAGGTGCATCTTGATACTTCTGTACTGATCCAAGTATGTCTCTCACTGCGACACCATTCTTTACTCCAGCTACTACCTTCTTAGCAATAACTTCGCTGTACTTCTTAGCAGGTATAGCCATAATAAACTCTCTTATAATAAAACAACTCATCGGCATGACCACATCTAATACAACTAAGTGGAAAGGTTCGTCATGGTTGAGAAGGAAAACTGAATAGCTACTACTTAAGTATATACTTACGTTCTCCAACTAGCTAGTTATAAACAGTAAGTAGTATAACCTGTTAGTGAGAAACTTAAGTAGTGCCTCTTATGTATATATAATGCCTAAAATACGTGAATGTCAAGAGGTTTAATACAACTATTTTACAAGTTGTTGAAATCTAATGATTCTTTTTTTGTTGTATCATACTTAAGTGGGTAGCGCATGTCAACTTCTTTTGTGTCGTCCTCTTGTAATGACTCCATGTAGTATAGTGATAGACCCCTTTTGTGCGGCATTGTGTCACAGTATAACTTTTTTTTGTTTTCGGATATGTAGTGTGTTAACACGCCCTCATGCATGATTCGCTCAGAATGTCAAGGGTCCCACGCAATAAAGTGATGTATATTACAGTAATGTAACAAAACGTGATCAGTTATGACAAAAGACTTGACAAACGAATAAAAACGTGCGCTAGGATAGCGAATCGGCATACACATCACAAGTAGTTTAATACTAAACCATTATAAGTAGTTCAATGTTAAACTAGTTTACAACATAGGCTATACTATTGAATTAAAACAAAATAGGCCGACTCAACTTAATGAATCGACCTTGGGAGAAAACTATATAAACTGTTTAGTTAGTTGTCCACACTTCTAACATTGAATTGAAGGTATGGGTAACGCTTTTTGCACTTGATTAACCTTTGCAATGCTTGCGCTCGACTAGGCTCGACATAGTAACAAAACACTTTGCCACAACTGAATACATTGACTCTAAAACTCATTGAACTAACTCCTTTGCTTTACGCTTGCTTGTACCATGTGCAACAATAGCGATTGATTTTGCGTTAATACTACTACCGCCACATAGTTTGCATGATGCACACGTAGCGCGCTTGCCCATTTCTTCACTAGCGGGACATAGTACCTCGCGCCTTTTGTATAACTGGTCAACATGGGATATAACTCTAAATGTTCTCTCATTGCGACTCCATGCGTCCACCGATTGCTTTAAATTATCAGTGCTAGTCATGATTGACTCTGGCATTGGATTAATAGCCGCGTGAGTGTAAGCGGTTGAATATAACGCCTTGCTAGTCAATGCTTTCCAGATATCATTGGGTACGGCGCATGGGTCGCCATATGTGCCTAGCCTAACGCCTTGCAAACTACCGAAAGATTCAATCTCTTTTAGTGTCGCTGTTTTAGTACCATATACGCCTTTTTTATACGCCTTATACTTACCTAATGGCGCATGTGCTAAAGTCACATAGCACGTTCTATTAGTCGCTTGGCCTTTGTCGTTATTGTTAGGCGTACCCCTATGTGGACAACTACCGCATATAGACTCATCTTTACCAGTACGACTCGCGGTTATAGGGTCGGTTGTAGCGTCTAATATAAACGTCTGAATCATGTTACCCGTTTTGCTATTAGTAGAGTCCGATTGTGCCAATGCAACTATTGGTTGCCCATTAATAAGACTCGCGCCTTGATATAATATAATAGTTTTACGTGCCATGATTAAGCCCCTAAAAAATCTAATAAAGCGTATTCATTTACAAAAGACGGTTCTTGTTCGTTGAGTTCGTCAAGTTGTTTATATGTCATTATAACCCCTTCATAGGTAGCAGACTCAATATAAGCATCGCAAAAATCTGGATAATCCCTTATATCAAGACCGCCAATAATTATTTCATCAAGTTTATTTATATCGTACATAATCAAGACTCCCCTAAATAATTAGCATTGTGATTAACGTATTTAACCCATTCAATCGCGTCCAATGGTGGCAAGTTTAAATCATAGGATGATTCCAAGATATCGCGGACATTACAAGCATCGGTAAAACTACCAACGTAATCTTGATAATTAAATCTTATATAGTCGCCTAACGCGCTTGCAATAATATCAGTATAAGCACCATATTCTTCATAGAATGATTCAAGCGTATCAACGAAAACATAAGGAGAAGTAATTTTATGTGACATTAGAAAGAACCTCCAAAAGACATTAAACCAACTAGTAAAACATAACCACAAGTAATCATGCCTAGGGCGGTAAAACTTGCGATTGTATATTTTGCTATTGCATCGTTGCGCTTGCGAGTGTTGCGGCGTTTTTGTGTTCTTGTGTAAACTCTAGACATTTTAGTGATTCCTTTTATCAGTGTTAATATAAATACATTAGTAAATTAGGGGCTATATTGCAAGCCCCTTTTGGTTTTATCTATGTATATATGTAAAAGTATTTTCATTTCCGTTGCTTGTTTCACGTCCGTCAACTATATCGGCAAGGGCGCGTAATCTATCGGCAACTTGCGTTTTTTGTGTATCGCTTAATTCGTTAAGATCATCTAAAATATCGTTAATGGCTTGTGCGGCGTTATTAGCTTTTGACCAAAGTTTAATATCGTTATTGCTTAGGTTTTGAAGTTGTTTGTTGGTTGCTACGTGCATTTGATTAAATCCTTTTATCAGTGTTTTTGTTTATACCTATTACTATCATATGATTCGTTTTAATACAAGTAAATAATAAATTATTATAGGGCTTGCGAATCGCTTGTAATAGTTGTATGACTTAAGAGTAAGTTAAACGCAGATAAAAAGGATAGCGCAAAAATGACATACGATAAATTAGAAAAACTTGTTACCTATATTGAAACTATAGAAACTTATACAAGGGCAATCTATAGAGAAGAAACATCAGAATCAGGTTATGGAACAGATAGAATTGAAGATTATGAAAAGAAAGTAAAACGCGCTAAACAAGCGACTCTTGACCTATTCCAAGAAAAGTAAACCAACCGCGCTAACTAGGGAGTCGCGCCCCTATATCATAAAATCAAGGGCTAGTTTTTCAGAACAAGGTCGCAAAAGGTGGAAGGATGGACTAAAACGAATCAGTTGCATTTATGTCACTGTTGCAAATATGTCATGTCAAGATGTAATTATGTCACTGTTGTATTTATATCATGTTGCCAAAATGTCACACCCCCTCCGATGGAAAATGACCCCCCTCCAGTGGAAAATGACCCTACCGATGGAAAATGATTTCTTGACCCCACCGATGGAAAATGATAGAGTGATTCGTATAGACCCCCTCAGTGGAAATAAGGATATATAAAATGGAAATAGTAAGACAAAAATATGGTAGCCATGTAGACACTAGAGTCTATGTTGACTTAGGTTATGGTGAGATGGAAATAGATGTAGAAGATATAGAGATGGTTGACGGAGAACTGTCAGCTATGGCTTACTGCCCCCAAAGGGAAATAGAGTTGTATGCAGATCATAAAGACTGTGAACGTGCATTAGCTAAGTTTGAAAAGGAGAATAGTAATGAGTAAAATAGACGATTTTATACTATCTTATATTGCCTGCGCTGAAGAATTATCATCAGAGGAATTTGATGGCACTGATTTTATTAATTGGAGTAAATGCTCCTTAGAAGAAATGGAAAAAGACGCAGAGCTATTTTATAAAAACAATAAGGAACTAATGCAACAAACTGGTGCTGAACCTAGTCAACACGGCTATGACTTTTGGTTAACCAGAAACGGACATGGTGTTGGTTTTTGGGATAGGGGTTATGGTGAAGTCGGTGAAAAGTTAACAGCCAACGCCCAAAAATTCACTGAGTGTGAAGTATACTTAGGTGATGATGGCAAGGCTTATTTATGAAAAGGGATATAAAATGAGTGGAGATAAGATACCACCGATTGACCCTAAGACTGGGCAGTTTGTTAGACCCCTCGATGGAAATAAGGAAAAGGAAAGTAACATGAGTAAAATAGGTAATTATGTAGTCGAGCTAGAAGAGAATAAAATCTTCTGTATTAACTGTGAACAAGAGGTAGATCTTGAACAACTTACAGACTTAGACATATGTGAAGAATGCTACGAACAGCAAACCATAGATAACCAATTGTTTTAAAAGGAGAATAACATGAGTAAGCAAGTAGACTGGCATAAAGCTAGAGTTAAAAAGCAGATGAAAACTAAGAAGGTTCTAAAGCAAATGTCTGATGAACAGAGAGAAGCTATAGAAGAAATACAAAAGAGTGTAGCTAGTTGTTTAGAGATGATCAAAGACTGTAATGATTTATACATGAGTGATGTAGCTAAATTAGAAAGCTCTTGGCATAGCCTACGATGGGCGTTTGAAGTAGATGAGGTATAGTTTAATGGCAGAAAATAAAACATATAAAGTTGCAGGGGTACACAGTGGAAAGAAAGGTGTTACAGTTTTAGATGGAAACAAGAGAGTGTTAGAAGAAGCTGAACAATCAGCTAAACTACTTACTGGTAAATATGCGTTAGAGAATAGTTTAGGCATAACTAATTTTGTCGCCTTCAATACTCACGCTCTAACAATGCTACCACCATACAGTATTGACATGGAAGCAGAATGGAATTATGTAGTAGAACAAGAGGGACAAGACGATACCCCCTCAGTGGAAATTAATAGACAAGCAGAAGGAAGCATATAATGAGAGATAATGATTTAACAAACGTACTATGTCATGTATATGATATAAAGAAAGTAGTTGATGAGAAGTTGTTACTTGAAGACTCAGATGAGTATACTGTAGGCAACTGTTTATCAGATGTAATTGAAATATTAGAAGGATATATAGAACAATGACACTACCACTTAACATGGTTACTAATGTATTATCAGAGAACCAAAACAAGTTTATCACAGTTAAATTCTTAACTAAGGATAACGAGGAACGTACATACAATGGACGTATGAATGTAATAAAAGGCCTTAAGGGCAACGAGAGAGGTCGTATAGCGGCTGAAGCACTGCGTAAGGCAGGGTACATTACGCTGAAGACTAAGCAAGGCTACAAGTGCTTTAATGTGGATCGTGTGCTAGGTTTTGTAGCAGGTGGTCGTCGTATATTTGGATTAGGTAACGAGGTATAATAATGATTAAACGATGTAAAATGAATTGGGAAACAGAAGAACACACTTTTGAGTTTAATACGGGTGGAAGTGTACTTGAATCAATAGATTTTCTAGGGGACATGATCCAGTCTTTAATTAAACTACATAACCAAATAGCAGATAAAGATATAAACGATAAAATACCTGAGGTATATAAAGTAAAAGGGGGTTTTGGTTATTCAAGTATAAAAGCTAAACAAGTACACTATAAAGATTGGAAAGTTATACTGAGATGACTCTACCCCCTTCGATGGAAATGGAGCTAATAGAGCTAGGCATACTCAAGAGTGATACAGAAGAACTTGAGAGTATAGCCGAGCAGACAGGCTTCTATGCACTAAGAGCCGAGACTATAGCTTGGCATAACACACTAATAGTAAATGGAGAGGTAATGTTCTAATGGGAAAGATAAAACTGCATGGTGACTTCATACTTACAAGTGACCTGATGAAAAGACTTAATGATATTATATATGCTAAAGAACCTGTAAAGGAAGCTATAGAGTTTAAGAGAGATATTATAGTAGAAGATATAGAAAGAACACACAAATGAGTTTAAGACCAATATTTTACTGTCCTGATTGTTTGAAAGAAGGACACAAGAATAAACTTAAGACAACGCACACACAAGAATACTTTAAGCTAGGATACCCAAGCATAAGAAGACGTAAGAAGTGTTTAACTTGTGGATTAATAACTAGAACAATAGAAACGGAGCTACAAGACAATGAAGAATTATAAACCATATTACAGGACAGATAAGATGAAACAAGAAGAGTTAAGAATAGCTAAGTATGTAAGTATTTTATTTTTTACTATGGTCGCATTTTCGTTAATAGGCTTTTCTTTCGTATTAGTTAAGGCAATGTTATATGTGACTGGTCTATTCTTATGAACAACCAAGACATATTAGATATGTGTAGAAGGTTAGCTAGTAAGTACTACAACCATCAGGACTACGATGATATAGTTTCTGAAGGTGTAGTGCTATGCTTAAAAATGAGAGCCGAGGGAATTAAAGAGCCATCTAAGCTATACTACAGCGCAAGGACTGCTATGTTTCAGTATGTAAACGTAAGTATGTCTAACTTTAGCTACCCTAAAGGTATGGCAGGTCGTGAGGCTGTATTAGAAGACACAATAGAGTATGTAGTGTCTGATGATGTTGATATACCTTCAGAAGATCTTTATGGGTCGTATGAACTAAAAAACTCTATAGAGAATCTGAAGAAATTTCTAACAGACAGAGAGTGGAAAGTATTTATGATTTTATACAATAATAATAACAACTTGACAGACACTGCTGAAGTGTTGAAATTGTCAAAACAACGTGTAGAACAGATAAGAAACAAGATTCGTGACAAACTTGTAACAATTTGTGAACTTGACATTTGAATATTTTAGGCATTATATATAAATGTACTACTTAAGTATAAACATAAGTTTTACACTCACTAGTACAAACTACTAAAGAAAGAAACGTAAGTATGCCAGACATAATACATAAACCTTGTCCTTTTGTTGCATGTGGTTCAAGTGACGCTTTTTCTTACCATACTGAAAAGAGAGTAGGTAAGTGTCATTCTTGTGGTGGTAATTACCCATCAAGAGAAGAAACATATGACTGGGCAGAAGACAGTTATCCTAAGAAAGAAAGAGATAGTATGAATGTAACAGAGTTTACACCTAAAAGAATAGAGAGTGTATCTGATGGTCGTCACCTACCCCACCGAGGGATTTTGCAGAGTACTATGCAGGACTTTAATGTACTTACATACGACGACAGACAAGAATACATATACCCCTCTGGGGGAATTAAGGTTCGTAATCTAGAAGAGAAAGGTTTCTATGCCAAGAATGGTTTCAAAGGTGATGAACTATTCGGTATGAACTTATTCCCTGCTGGTTGTAGTCGTATTGTAACAATAACAGAAGGTGAGTTAGACGCTCTATCAGCCGCACAGATGCTTGGTAAGCAGTACACTAACCCAGTTGTGTCGTTACCTTCAGCTACACCATCTAAGAAGCTGTGGGAGAACTGTAAGGATTGGTTAGGTAGCTTTGAGAAGATCGTTTTGTCTGTAGATAATGACGAGGCAGGTAATGCTTTAGCTGATCGTATGGCTAGGTTGTTCCCTAATAAAATCTATCGTGTACAGCATGGGGAGTTTAAAGATGCTAACGACTTCTTAAAAGCAGGTAAGGGTATAGACTTTAAGAACCTATGGTGGAAGCCAGTTAAGCATACACCAGAGAATATACTTAACACTGCTGACCAGTTCCTTAAGTTGTATGAAGATACACCTGAGCATGTGTACTACCCTACAGGCATACAGGCATTAGACGATAAGGTCTTAGGTCTTATGCAAGGTCACTTCACAGTGTTTAAAGCACCTACAGGTATAGGTAAGACTGAGCTTATGAGGTACATGGAATACAGTATGTTGAAGCAAGGTGTACCTATTGCCGCATGGCACTTAGAAGAAACTAAACTAAGGTCTTTACTAGGTCTTGTGTCGTATGAAGTAGGTGATAACTTAACAAGACGTGACTTGATCGAAGAGAAGGAAGCTGACAAACTTGTACGTGAAGCCATAGGTAACTTAACTAAAGATGAAAACTTTTATCAATTCTACTTAGGTGATGGTCAAGGTACTGACGAACTAATAGATCAGATAAGATTCTTTAGTCAGGCATGTGATTGTAAGTTTGTTTTCTTTGAACCTATACAAGACGTGGTTGTAGGTACATCAGAAGAAAGTAAAGAAGCTATGTTAGCTGACTTATCTATCAGACTATCTAAGTTAGCCGCAGAGCTTAACGTAGGCATTGTTACTATTGCCCATACCAATGAAAACGGAGATCCAAAATATTGTAAGATGATAGGTCAACGTGCGTCTGTAATTATAGACTTACACAGAGATAAAGAAGCTGACAGTTTAGAAGAACGTAACACGACTTACCTAAAGGTAGAGAAGAACAGACCTTGTTCAGAAGAAGGACAAGCAGGTAAGTTAGCATTTAACTTAGATACATTTATGTTAAGGGAGATATACTAATGAGTGTAACATTAGAAGAAGTTGAGGGATGGATAGAAGAACAAATCCCCCTAGCGGAAAAAGAAGCGGAACGTAATTACCACAGAGATGTAAGTGGGGGTTCAGATCAAAGAGAGTTATCAAGGTTATATACCATAAAAGAGCTTTTATGTGCAGGTGCGAATATAATAGAAATAGGTAATGGGCATGTAGACATAAGAGAAGGTAACTGTTTCTTTAGGTTTTATCTATTAAAGCAAAAGTGGAGTTCTGGTGTGGGTACTAGTATTAGGTGGAGAACTAGAAAAAGGTACTGGTGTAAAAGCCCTGCTGATTTTGTTAACAAATATGTAAAAGGTGAAAAATAATGCCAGTATTCGATATAGAAACAGATGGGTTTAACCCCACAAAGATACACGTACTGTCTTACACAAATGAAGAGGGTGAGATACAGTCTACCTTTAACTATGAAGAGATGAGATCATTCTTTCTTAACGCTGACACAGTTATAGGTCACAACATAGTTAGATATGATGTCCCTGTAGTAGAGAGGATTCTAGATATAAAGATAGACGCTAGGATTATAGATACCCTACCTTTAGCTTGGTACATAAACCACAGCCTACAGAAGCATGGACTAGCACAGTATGGTGAGATGTATGGTGTACCTAAACCTGAGATCAATGATTGGCAAAATCTAAGTCCTGAAGAATATCAGTACAGATGCGAAGAAGACGTTAGGATCAACGTAAGGTTATGGAGAGACTTAGATAGGAAGCTAAGTAAACTGTACCCCCTCAGTGGAAATAAGGATACATTTGTTGACTACATGACATTCAAGATGGAGTGTGCTAGAGATCAAGAGACCCTCCAGTGGAAATTGGACGTAGACAAAGCAGAAGGTCACTTACAAGAGTGGGAGAACCTAAAGGCTGAGAAGACAGAAATGCTTGCTGATGCTATGCCACGTAGAATTATCACAGCAGTACGTAACAAACCTAAAGTTATGCACAAGAAGGATGGTTCTCTGTCAGCAAATGGAGAGAAGTGGGTTGCACTATGTAAAGAACAGAAACAACCACAGACTACTCAGTCACTAACAGTTAAGACTGGAGAAGAAAGAGCTAATCCTAACAGTACAGATCAAGTTAAGGATTGGTTGTTCTCACTAGGTTGGAAGCCACGTACCTTCAAGTATCTAACTGACAAGAAGACAGGGGACACGAGGAAATTAGAGCAAGTACGTAAGGATGCAGACCTATGTAGTTCAGTCAAAGCACTGGCAGATGTAGAACCTGCTATCAGTCTACTTGAAGGTCTATCTGTTTTGTCGCATCGTATAGGTGTTATAAAGAGTATGGTTAACTTACAAGTAGATGGTTACGTACAAGCTAACATAGCAGGTCTTACTAACACTCTTAGGTTTAAACATGCAAAGCCTCTGGTTAACTTACCATCAGTTGATAAGCCATATGGTAAAGAGATAAGGGGTTGTTTGATTTGTCCAGAAGGTTATACATTGTGTGGTGCTGACATGACTTCACTAGAGGATACAACTAAACGTCACTACATGAAACCACTAGACCCTGACTACGTAGAAGAGATGTCTAAAGATGGCTTTGACCCTCACTTAGACTTAGCTAAACACGCAGGTGTTATTACACAAGATGATATAGACAAACACAATAGTGGAGAAGTATCTTTATCAGCCCTACGTAAGAATTACAAAGTAGTTAACTACAGTGCTACTTATGGTGTTGGTGCTTCTACTCTATCTCGCAACACTGGGATGCACACTAAGGACGCAAAGAAGCTCCTAGAAGCCTTCTGGTCACGTAACTGGTCAGTCTATAAGGTAGCTAGTACAGCCCGTACAAGGGACTTATTTGGCTCTACGTGGCTATACAATCCTGTATCACAATTCTGGTACAGTCTTAGGAGTGATAAGGATCGCTTCTCTACATTAAATCAAGGAACAGGAGTATTTTGTTTTGACAGTTGGGTATCTTTATGTCGTCGCTACGGAATTAAAACCATTGGACAATTCCACGACGAAATCATCGCACTCGTACAAGAAGGAGAAGAAGAACAAACTAAGGTTACAATGGAGCAAGCTATTGAAAACCTTAACCAAAAGCTAGAACTTAACGTACCACTAGGTGTAGATGCACAGTTTGGTAAGAGCTACGCAGACATACACTAACTTTATTTTTT